GCACTATCATGTATTAAACATATAGCTTTATCACCAAAGTTATCTAATGACCACATACCTGGTTCTAATACTAAGTCACCAGATGCTGCCTCACCCCAAGCTACAAAGTTTGTTGTGCTAGTTACAGTTGCTCCACCACTGTGAGCAGCTTTTGTTGTACCTCTAACTTCTCTTGTTACACCTGTTAGTTCGTTACCAGATATACCTGTATAAGATATTTCTTCATTATCTATTTTTATAAAGTTTGTACCAGTGCTTGGAAACTGTGATACATCTCCTAATATAATACCTGTAGTTACAGTATCATTAATACCATTTGTTAAAGTTGTTGTAGGTTCACCCGCTACTTCACCACCCCATGATCCTAGTGACCAACCGAAACCTTTTGCCTGTACCGCTGGTCCAACAGGATAATAATGTTGTACTCTAATACCACCTGATGTTGTTGCACCAGATCCAGATTCATTGCCTGGCATTGTAATAGTAATAGTTGTGCTTGTAGGCACAGTTGTTACCATAAATTTTTTATCGTTAAAATCAGATGCACCATAATTAGAATTAGTTATTGCGCTAAAATTATCTAACAAAATAATGTCTTGTTCTCCAATACCATGATCTCCACTAAATGTTATTGTAACAACATTTGATCCGTTAGTCGTGCTGAACGCATTTGAAAGCGTTGTTGTAGATTTAATAGGGTGTATGTCATAAAACACACCACCTGAATATGCGTATAAAATTCTGTTTGTTCCAATGATTGCGTATTTTCTAGCTTTACTATTTACAAAATGATGTAGTCCTCTACCAGCTCCTGTGAGAGCATCATCCCCTAGTTGTTTCCAACCACCTATTTTTTCAGGAGTGCCATATCTAAACCTAACATTATCACAGTCGATCCATTGACCTTCTGCGCCTGTAGGTGTGATTTGTTTATTGATACCAGGTTGAAACCCTATTTTTTGTAGCATATAACCTCATTATATTACATGTTCCGTATTGGTGGAACACCTAACATCGGCCTTTTGTCGAACCTATTCTTTTCAGCAAAAGGACCATCT